TTGGTGGCCCGGATTTCGCCAGCCGTTCCAGACGCTGCGGTTCCCACGCCGAGGCTGCCCATCTGATAGCTGTTGCCTGTCGTGAGGGCGCTGGCCGTTGTTGCCGTGGTCGCAGTTGTGGCGCTTGTGGCGCTTGTGGCCGACGCTGCGCTCCCACTGATGGAAATCGCCCAAGTGCCTGATGCACCTCCACCCGTCTTCGTGGGAGCATCGTTTGCGATCTCAGCGTTGACGAAAGCGGTGGTCGCAAGCTGCGTGGTATTCGTCCCGACAGCCGCAGTTGGAGCAGTTGGGGTTCCGGTGAAGGCAGGGGAGGCGCTTCCGACCTTATCATTAAGCTGAGTCTGGATGGCAGATGTCACACCATCGACAAAGTTCAGCTCCGTGACCGTCGCCGTGAGGCCGGTCAGGGTCGTGGCAGAAGACGCGCTGGTGGCTGAAGTTGCCGAAGTCGCGGTCGCAGCGTTGCCACTGATGTCAATCGCCCAAGTACCGGAAGCACCCCCGCCGGTCTTGGTTGGTGCGTCATTGGCAATCTCGGCGTTGACGAAGGCCGTAGTAGCGATCTGCGTGGTGTTTGTCCCCACGACCGCCGTCGGCGCGGTTGGCGTCCCGGTCAGAGCCGGAGACGCCAGAGGAGCCTTTGCATCCAGCTGGGTCTGAATGGCCGATGTCACGCCGTCCGTGTAGTTGATCTCGGTGGCGGTGGCGGTCAGACCAAGATTGTTGAGGGCCTGACCCGCAGTCGTGGCCCCTGTGCCGCCGTTTGCGACTGCGACCGTTCCAGTGACGTTGGCGGCGGTTCCGGTGACAGAGATGCCCCAAGAGCCAGAGGCACCCGTGCCGTCAGTGGCAGGCGCTCCAATCAGCGACGGTGTCACGGTGACGGAGGCCAGACCTGTGACGTGGCCATAGCTATCAAGATTGACGTCCTGCACGAACGTCGCGCCTGTGTTGTCAACGCTTGCCTGAGAGGACGTGTCTGCGTGAGAGAGTCCATCCGCGTCTTGGGTAAGGCCACCACCTGCCGCAACGGAGAACTCATTGCCAACAAGCCCGATGCCACCACCAGCCGTGTAGGTGGTGTCTGTCGATGTGATTGTGAAGCTGGGGTATGTCCCCGTGATCGTTGTAGCACCACCCTGCGTGAGCGAAACAACCTGATCCGGCGCAGTGTTCGTGATGACGTTGTTGGTGACGGAAATGCCCGTACCAGCCGTGTAAACCGCTGTGGCTGCAATCTGGGTGAACGTGATGTTCGTCGTCCCGAAGGTGATGGTGCCCTCGGTGTTGCAGACGTAAAGCTCGCCAGCGCCAGTGTTACCCTGTTGAACGAAGAATGCATCACCCGCACCCAAGGCGTCCGGGTCGCTGGGGCCATAGCTGTCGGTGTCCGTCGAGCGGGTCAGGACCCAGTTGGTGCTGACGGAGCCCGTATCGGTGACCGTGTAGACACCGTTCTGGGTCTGGGTGGTCTGCTGATAGACCAGCACACGGTCGCTGGTGGCTACCGTCACGCCGTCGATCACAAGGGCTGCCTGCGTCCCTGCGTTGGTCAGGGTCGCGCCCACACCAGAGGTGCCGTTGTTGTAGGTGGCATTCAGGTTGATCGGAGACTCGACCCGCACAGGCTGGTGGTAATGGATGCCTGCAGAGGCAATGGTGTCCACATACTCCTTGGTCGCCGCCTGCAGTGCCGATGTCGGATCAGCGGGCAGCACAATTGGAACAGCCGCCGTGATGGCCGTGTTCTCGACCTTGAGGCGTTCAGTGCCGCCAGTCTCGATGGATACCGTGTCAGCTGCAGGGAAGCGAATAGCAGTGTTGGTGTCCCCGGCGTGGACGATCTTGTCCGGGACGGGAAGGTCTCCACTGACATCAAAGAACGAGGCCTTGCTGGCGGCGTAAGAGATGAAGATGTTCTTGACGCCGACACCCCAGTTGACGGCGGAACCGCCGTTGCTCGAGGCGAGGATGGTCGTGCGGGCTAGGGTCGGACCCGTGGTCGAGTAGGTGCCAACGCCGACCTCCCAGTCGGTGTCATTGGTAATCGCGTAGTATGTCGTGTCCCCATTGGCCAACACAGCCCCAAAGGACTGATAACCAGTAGCGGCACCTAGCAGGGCGTAACTGGACGTGCCTGTGGTGCTCGTGGTTTCTTGGACACGATCAGCTACTACCAGAGCCATGGCACTTCCTTAGTTGATGCGGATGATGGCGTTCGAGGCATCAGCCGTTGGGAACTGGATGGTAAAGGTGCCAGCCGTCGAAATCTTGTCGCCACCGAAGTCCAAAACCGCCACCGAAGGGTTGGTGTAGGTGTGCGTCGGGGTGGTGTTGTAGATCAGAGCGCCCCGGGCGTTGATGGTCGCCGACGTGAACGAGATGTCGTCAAAATCGGTGAAGGCGGTGGTGCCAGAGGTGGTCGGGCTGATATTCGTAAGGGTGCCGCCACCAGCAGTGTAAGTACCGGAATTTGCCACTTCGTCCGCGGAGGTATATGCAGTGGTCGTCGCGTCCAGCGTGGCAGCGCTCGAATAAAGCGCGATCTTGAAGGTGTCACCGCCGCTCGAGCGGAAGTCGTGGACTGCCTCTAGGAGCTGGTCCTTGAACGAAGTGCACATCGCCTGAGTAATTGCCATCGCGGCCTCCTATAGCTTCTGAATGGCCGCAGCCAGTTGTGGGTGCCCTGCCTCTACAAGCGCATTATACACAGTAAGGCGGTCGTTGGTAACCACCTCTTTCATGTACGCCGTTACGACTTTGAGAAGTGCTGCTCGATAGGCCAAGGCCTGATCTCTGATCTCCTGCGGCGCGGAATCTGACACGCTGATGAGCTTATTCACGCAGCGAAGCGCGACTTCCTCGGGAGTCTGGCCGCGGTTATCAGTGGTCGTGACTGTCACGATGGGGGTCAGGGGGAGATTCATGGAGGCTGCGAACATCAGGCTGCCCCACCCGATTTGACACCATCTCGGTAATCATCCCGCTTCGACCGCAGGTCGATGCCAAACAGCTGCGCCATCGCGTCCATGTACCGATTGTTGTACACCTGCACCATGTCGGCGTCGCCCTTGAGATACGTGTAAGCCTCAACGAGGCTGCCATACAACAGGGCGGTTTCAGCGTTGGTGCCAAGCCACGATGTGCCAGTGTCCACAATGGACGGCGGATCGTAGTAATAGTGCAGCTCCACAGTGAACACACCGCTCGGCGTGGGCCCAAGGATAAAGTTACCCTCAGTTACGCCAGTCTGATCGCCGTCGAACTGCGCGTAGTACTTCGGTAGACCCTGTGTCGATGGGCCCGGATAGGCCTCACGGATGAAGTTCACATCTTTGTCGTACAGGTAGCTGTAGTTCCCAGAACCATCCACAACGGCCAGAGAGAACACAGACAGGAAGTCAGACGGGCGGGCAAGGTACTGATTGCCCGCCGTTGTGGAGGCGGTGGCGTTTTTGCGCAGCTCAGGAATCTGCACCGACCGATAGATGCGCTCCTCGGCCTGCCTTACGAACGTGGGAATGTTCGAGACAAAACTCGTTTCCGAGGTCTCGAGATAATCCTGCAGGGCCTGAGTGAGCTGCGTGTAGTTCATCTATCAGCCATTCTTACCGTAGGAGCCGCCCTTTTTAGCAGCGCCCATGCCGCGGCACTTGCCACCCATGGCCATCTTGCCAACGCCGTCAGCGGCGAACGCGGGGACTTTTTTCCCGCCCTTTTCGACCATCTTGAGCTTACCGCCCATGGCCTTATTCACCAGCTTCGGCGGTTGAGAGTGCTTCATGGCGCGATTTGCTGCGGCATCCATCTCAGTCTCAAACTCTTTGTCGCTGCGGGTGCGTGGGCGCATGCTGCTCTTTGGGGCCATCTTGCTGCCCGGCTTCAAGTTAGCACCGGGATTTTTCCCACCGGAGGCAGTGACTTTCAACGTACCCTTCATCTCATTCTCCATCAGTTGTGACCACGGTCACGGTTCCAACAGACCCTACCATATACTCTGCAGGGTTCCAAACGGGATTCCAGCCGAACAGACCGTTGCCCGGGTCGTAGTCTGGGCGAGGGTTCATGAGGGCCTGTGGGTCGTTGATCTTCACCCGACCAAGAAAGTTCTGAGGCTGATCGGGATCGACGATGTCCCGGCCCACGCGAAAGCCCGTCTTGACCCCGTTTTGATACTCCCAGACGAGATCAGAGAGCTTATAAGTAAAGCCACTGCGGTCACAGATACCGAGGGCTTTGCTTCCACGGGCGTAGGCGGGCATCAGACACCCCCAATCATCATCGTGTTGAACGGCACAAAGCTGACCGAGGAGCGGTCGCGATCTTCGCTCGCGGCAAGCTCAAACTGCTCCTCGTAAACCTCCTTCAACGGCAAAATCCTTGCTGCAGCCTCGGGCTTCTTCATGGCGATGTAGTACGCCAGACCGGCGACGAGAGCGGGCACAAAGCGCGGCGGGATGTTGGTGGTGTCCCCACCGATGCCCGAGACCAGACCGTCGATGCCCTTGAGGCGGTAGTAGAACAGCGTGTAGCTCTGGGAGTTGTCCGGCGTGGGCCAGAACGTCACCGTCGTGCTCGTCGGCAAGCGCTGCACGAAGATTTGGGTCGGACGGCCCGTGATCTGCTTGTTGGTCTGCTGCGCGTAGGTGGACACAGAGATGCGCTCGAGCGCGGTATCCGTCTGAGCAGTGCCTGTCCCGGTCCGCATCTGGTGCTCGATGATGTCGATTGTCCCGGTCGGCAGCGTGTAGGTCGTGGTCCCCGCCACAAGGGCGAGAGTCCCGGCCTCGATGGTGAACAGATTTAGGCCGCGGTTGGCCCATTCAAGCGTCATCAGGTTCAAGCTGCGCCGTGCAGTCTTGAGGTCATAGCCTGAGCGCATCTCAAGGCCAGCCCGCTCAAAGGCCTCTTCGAAGAGTTCCGGCAGATCGGGTACGACGACAGGCATGGTTTAATCCCTGAATTTCGCGGTCTTCTTCGCGATACGTTTCGGCTGAGCCACGAACTGTTTGCCCTTGGCGGTGCCCTCGCGCTTGGCTCGGGTTGTTGCAGCATACTCTGCGGGGCTCAGCGCGTCACGTGCCTTCTTTGGGAGGTAGCGCTCGCCGGTCTTACCGGACGGCTTGCCGCTCTTCGTCCCCCAGTCCTCCTTAGTCCACTTCGACATGGACTTTTGGGCGGCAGTCTTCTCGCCGGTGTAACCGCCGCCCTTTTCTTTGTAAATCTTACCAGCGAGCTGCATTGCACGGGCGGAGTGTTTCCCACCCATCTTAGCCTTGGCTTGCGCCTTGGACTGTTCCCAGAGCTTCTCGTTGGTACGACCCATGGTTACTTGAACCCTTTCGAGCACTTGGCTGCGCGAGCACAGTCAGCGGGATAGCCGCACTGGGCGCAGGGTGTGAACTCTGC